GTGGTACAACATTCTACCAGCATGTTCATCAACAGTTAAAGAAGTTGCACCAGCTCCGATTGATACAGAGTTTCCAGTTCCAACACCTTGAAAACCATTAATAGATTTTACTGGTCCTTGAAATGTAGTTTTTGCCATGATTATATCCTCCTAGTTTACAGATCATAGTCTCTAGGCCGTCGACTATACGCGTCTATGATCTTTTAATAATTGTATAGTAATAAATTTATACTCCTCTTTTTAGTAGAGCGCAAGAGATTCTGTAGTGAAAGTGATGTTTCTGTGATGTAGCTTTTTATTAAGTAGCTACTGAAACTTCGGGCGCTGCGTCGTCTATTTTATTTTGCAAAGTTGCTAAATTAGCTTCCTTTGCTTTTATATCAGAAATCAGCTCTCTTACTTTATGGTCGATTCTAACCATATCGAGAGTGTATCTCCCTGACTTACGATGCTCCTGCTCCCAGTCTAACTCCAAGGACCTCTTTTGTTTGTAGAGGTTTTCGAGTGTCTGCATCAATGACCTCCTCATAGGTGATCCATTTTCTGGATTTATCGTAAAATCCTGTTTCATCCCACTTTATATCAGAATCTCCAAGTCTGTCAACTATAGAATTTTCTATAGCTTCAGCAGAGTCTTCGCACTTAACTTTAAATTTAGTGCGGTATCCATGAGCACATATTATAACTTGAAATTCTTTTGTCATTTTCACCTTTTTGCAAATAAAATGAGGCGGTTTTTAGGCCGCCTCATTAATTAGATTAGATTACGCACCAGGGGACGCGAAAATACCTCTAGGGTCTGATACTCCAAATGAGTATCTTTCTCTAGCTTTGTATCTTACGTTTCCAGTGTCGAAGTCACCTTCCATTGCAGTTGTTAATGGAGCTCTTGTGAACATTTTCATACCATTAGGTACGTCTGTAATGATGTA